AAAGAGCGCAGTTGTGTACGTGACATTTTGTGACGCTCAATAACATACTGAGCCTCATCCATGTTTGACGCATCTGGATCAGGGTAGAAGTTCCACACAGAGACATGGGATGTCGAGGGAACCGTTTTAATTACAGGATTGTATTCCCCTTCCTCATCCCAATTCGGATATTCCTTATCTACGGCGAAAGGGCCTTTCATAATCCCCGTGCCAAATAAGGCCATTTCAAATGCTGTTGAGCGAAGTTGTTTAGATGCATGGGATTCTTCAAGCTGATCCATGATCTTTTTTTCCATCTTCTTGGCGGCAACTAATGCTGGCTCAAATGTAATCTGAGTAGCTGTAGTACCGTAGCCTTCTTCTAGGCCGTCAACTTCACTTAGTTTTTCTTGTAGTGCGCCAAGCTTCATTTCACGCAATGAGTTGGCAGTTGCTCCAGCGGGGAACTCTTGTCCATCGCCCTCAAAGCCGTAGACTGAACCTTCTTGAACGGGGGCCGCTCCAACCTGCGGAGGTTGCATATCAAAGTGCACAGCTTCGCTGACACCTTCAGGCAACTTAGTTGGCTCCACAGTAATTGGAAACTTACTACCTGCAAACAGTACATCAATGATTTGACCATACGCCGCAAGAGTTTTAGTCTTCGTTACCTTAATAAATACACGGGATTTTTCAGCATCAGTAAACTGAACATCTGGCCCATAAATACCACGATAGTTTCTATACGCCTGTAACCAACGATCCTCATCCTGACGGCGAGTATCTTCAGCTTTACGATATCTCTCCATTACATGACGAACAATCGCCTGCAATTCTGTTTCTTCAGGCTCAGACTCTTCGTTGTCCTCTAAAGCGAGTTGTAGATCCGTGTCTACTTCAAAGATATCATCTTCTTCCATATTTAGTATCCAAATTTACTGTCTGAGGGTACGTAGGACGATGGCCTTGAGTGTGCTGGATCAAAGTCCCAAATTGAGAAACGAGGTCTTGACATAATACCGTATCGTAATGCGTCATACAGATGGTCTTCAGACTTCGTGTCAATATCCTCTGGATTTCTCTTATCCAAAGGAATGATTGGTAATTGTGCAATTAAATTTGTGCAGTTATTAAAAAACACAAGTCGAGGTTCTTCACTGAATTCGTCAACCTGTAAGCGTCTATGTAACTCGTTTTTACCCGCAATGCGTGAGCCTGCTGAGCGATCAGATGGCCTCCAGCGACATCCTTTCTGAATCATCTGTTCTGCAAGAGACGGTCCTGTGTCTCCACGCTTGTGCCAGCATGAACTATCTAGTACACCATATTTGATTTTGCCGTCATTCGCTTCAAGCTCAGTGACCATATCTGCGAGATCAGTTGCCAAAACTTTACTAACGTATAGCTCACGATAGACAATAAGCTGTTCATTAGGACTACAGGCAAACCAAACAACAGCAGAATAAGAACCATACCCATAATCGCAGGCGCGAAATTTAACCCAATTGTTAGGTATGTCAAAAGGATTAATAGTATGTATTTGTCTGTTGAACTCAGGAAACGCCGCACCTTCAGCAACATCCCAATTACCCTCTAATAACTGTTTACGTTGATGCTCAGGTAAGGACAAGAGCATCGCTTCATAGTCCCCCTGATCATACAGATGAGGGTTGTCTGTTAGCATCGCAGGTATAAACCTACGTTTAAATAATGGTTCACCGGCCTTGGAGTGATTGGGAGGATAACACAAAGTCTTACCACTTTCAATGTCCGTAGCGTGAAATGCTTTTCCCGGAGCGGCTGGGTCAATAAACATTTTCTTAACCCAAGCATGTCCCGGTCCACCGGGGTTTGTTGTCGCTCGCATATACGTAGGCAAATCACTAGCTGTACTACGCAAACGGGAACGCATGTAGTCCCATGCAAATGGCGTATGCCACTGTGTCAATTCGTCGAACCCAATCCAGCTAAAAGCCTGACCTTGGTATCTTAATACATCGTCGTCCCGATCTAGATACGAGAACCACAGCCTTGCGCCTGAAGGGGCAGTCCATTGCATCTTTCTTTCTGACCACTTGATTCCCGGCCAGATCTTTGGGTACATTTCTTGTGACTTCCAAACGAGTTCCCTTAGTTCCTCATTTGTGTGTCGTAGTAGCAGTCCACTAAATGATGGGTGGCCCATAAATCGTAACGGGTCAGCCAACATAGCATAAGACTTACCACCGCCTGCGGCACCTCCATACAAAACCTCCCTTTCACCCGATGCTAAGAACTCAGTCTGTGGTCCAGCATTGGGTTTAAATATTACGTTGTATTCTTCTTCGGGACGAATAGGCTCAAACTCAGGTTCAGCCTGCGGATTCTCCATCACCTGTATCTTCGGTTGTGACACCGATTTGCGACTGCCTCGCGCCGATCCTTGTGCGGTCGATTTCTTCCGCCTTGGAGATCGCCTTCTTGTACCTTTCGGCCCACTGGCGGAGAGTTGCGCTTCGTCTTTTGTTGGACTGCTCACTACTAATTCGCTTTTTCAACCCCATATGAGAAATGCTACGATCAGTTTGTTTAGTTAACCAGTTAGCAACTTCTCTGTAACTATACTGCTGTAAATATTCTTTAGCTTTCTCTAGTGCCCTAAGCTCCCTTGGTATGGGTAATAACTGATCGTTATCATCAGGGTCTTCCTTATAACCAAATGGAATAGTCCTAGCTATTCTGGGTATAGGTAAGAAATCGTCGTCTTCAATTACATTTTCAGGCTGAGCAAGTATCCACTTACCAGCACCTCGTTCAGTCGTCATCCTCAACACGTTTCGGTGGAAGTAACATCACACCGCCTGTTGCTTCAATTTGTACCTTCTCAGATTTAATAATGCCTACACGGTCCATCACTTCTTTAGCCGCTTGCATCTTTTCTTTAATACCCATTTCAGTTGGGTCGATTAACGCACCAGCCATAGCCATTGCCGCACGAGGTGCGTTCTGGGCGAGGTACATGTTGGTACGTTCTAATATTTCATCTTTCAGTGCTTCCACGATAGATGCTGTATGCTGTGTAGAAGAATAACCAGCTAGTTTTTTAGCTTCAACAACACTGCCACGTGCCTCCTCAAAGAGTACGTCCAAAAACTTCTGTTGTTTTTCAGTTAGCTGTCTAGCCATTACTTTACTTTCCTATATGCTCTAGTTTTTTGAGCAACCTTTTTAGGCTGTTTTGAGAATTGTTTGCCTGCGGCTTTCGCTTTGCGCTTGGCTTTCGTAGTGGCGGCATATTCTTTGGACGAAAGCGCACGGATAGCCTTGGATGGCAGATAACGCTCCCCAGTGGCCTTTGGTCCTTGCGTCGAAGGCTTGCCTGATTT